TTACTTGCGTTGGTGCGGTTTCTATAAATACGTTGCGGCTAAATAAACCCATTGGCTCTGGGCTCGCTATCCAGTCGGCCGCGTCGTAAGCAGTCACCGCGTTAGACTCGTTAACATAGTACACACCACCAACAGCTAAACAGCGCGTATTTAAACGCAAGTAATTGCCGCTTGGTATGTTGGTACCGTTAAGAGGGTTAACTAAAGCTGGCTGGCCTGTAAAGCCGTCGAAGCCATAGCGTGCCGTAGCCTTTCTAATTGAGTAGCCTAAGTAATTACTGCAAGCCTCAATAGCCATAGCAATAAGCCCACTTATATAAGAGTCGTCCGAGCTAGCGGTAACTCTTAAATGAGTCTTAGCGTCGGCCAAACTTAAGTAGTCTGTGGCTGCGTTTGTGTAGGCGGTATAATGTCTTGAGACTAACATAATTTTTTTACTCAGCGTCTAGCTCAGTTTCTGGGTTTACTGGTTTTACTTTTTTGCTAGGCTTGCTAGGAGTAAGCGCTATAATTTCCTCAGCCACTCCAGCCTCTATTAAAAGCATGGCCTGCTTAGTTTCCATTATAGCCTCTTCTCCAGCGTTGTAGCTAAGGTTAAATTTTCCTGTTGGGTTTGCAATAAACTTAATCTTCATTTAGCCCAAGGGCCGTGCACTCAAGACGGCCCTTAGCACTTGGAACTTTTACGACCCCAAGCGGTCAAGCTATTAGGCTACGATGTCTTTACAAACAGCGAAAGCAGTAGGCTGCAACAAGTTGCAATCCAAGTACGCGTTTAAAACAACGTTAGTCAAGCCAGCAGTTGCACCGCTATAAGGGTCAACTGTCAACTCCATACCACCCCAAGAGGCGATAGCCATTTTAGAGAAGTCTCCAAAAATCATAGCAGACAAAGTGCTAGAGCTACCTTTAGACAAGTTAGAAGGTACCAAAGTTGAAGTAGCCACAGGGTAGCCGTTCAAGTCCATACCGCCAGCAGGCCAAATAAAGTTACCTTCTACACCAGAAGACTGACGTGGAATAGTTTGCAAAGCGGCTTTTACTTTAGGGTTAGTCAAGTAAGCAACGCCCTCACCGTTAGCATTTTCTACCGCCTTCATCAAGTTAACAACGTCAGCCCATACAGGCGCGATTCCGTTAGCGTTGGTTGCGTTTGAAGTTGCGCCACCTGCGAAAGTTACGTTAACTGAAGAGTTAGCAATAATACCAGTAGGCTCGTTAGAACCACCGCCTTTAATAGCAGCAGTTTCCAAAGACTGAGCCATAGCGTTAAGCAACCAGTTACGCACGTAAGCGTCAATAGAGTTGCTAGACTGCAACATTAACTGGTTTGACACTTGAATATAAGCAGCCAAACGCTTAGGGCTAAAAGTGATTTTAGAGAAAGCGGGGCTCTTTTCAGTAGCTGAACCGTTTTCAGTATTCCATCCAGCAGAAGGCACAGTGCTTGCAGTTGGCATGTCCAAGTTACCCACCAAGCCAGACAACTGCTGTACACCCAAACCGCGTAATACAGTCTTAGGCAACAATACATCGATGATAGAACCTACAGAAGTTTGAACGTTAACGCCACCCTCAGAGCCAGAAGTTCCACCAGTAACTGACATGTCACGCTTGAAAACTTCAGAAGGGATTTTCATAGAATGTGCGCTTACGCTTACACCGCTACGCTGGTACTCGCTAGAAGCCAAGGCAGAAAATTCACCCTCAACACCATCACGACGGCCAGAAATAGCCATGTCAATAGCGCGCTTAAAGCTATACTCTTTAGCCATTTCGCTCTTTTCTTTTTCTTCGCTGCGGCTAGCAACGTGGCCAGCGGCTTGAGCTGCCAAGTTTTGCAACTTCTCGAGGGTTTCAACTTCAGCTTTAATAGCACCAAGGCGAGCCTCGATTTCAGCTAAGCGGTTAGTTTCAGAGTCAGCCATAGAGCGAGCCTCTTTTTCAATCACAGTTTGCAGAGTAGACAACTCGCCCAACAGGCGGCCGCGCTCTTCTTTCAATGCTTTAATTTTATTCATGGTTTTTGTTTTTTGTTTTATAAGTTATGGTAACGCAATAAGGCCAAGCGCAAAACGTCGGCAGAGGCTTGGCTTCTCTTAGCCGCCTCTATTTCTTGCTCTTCGTCGCGCATAGCTGCAATGCTGCGAGCGTCAGCTTCAGTGTCGGCGTAAGCTGGGTAAGTTACTGGGCTAACGTCGTATAGGTCCTCGATTACAGTAATAACTCGCTTGCCCATATTACCGTACTTTTCCGAGGTAGTCCAAGACTGCTCTTTAATAGTAAAGGCAAAGCTGCTCTGTGTAATGTCGCCGCGCATGATAGAACGCACAACGCTCATATGGGTAGGGTTCTCATAGTCGGGTACCCAAGTATACTCTAAATTGCCGTCAGCATTTACAAACACTTTGCAGGTGTCTGCTTTGGTGCGGCCCAGTATTAACTCGGCTTCGTGGTTAAACAAGCAGCGAATGTCATACTCTTTGTTTAAAGCGTAGTCAAAAGCCCCAGCGTTTATAACTTCTTCGAAATAACCCAAGTCGGTCACGGAGTTAATAACAGCAGCAATGCCACCAATTTCTTTAGGCATGTTTTCACCGTCTGCTCTTGCTATTACGGTGCCTGTAAAGGTTCGCTTCTCTTGTTTCATTAGATTACTTCTGTATTGTTAGTGCCCTCTGGGTTATTGTTTTTGTCGGCCGTGCTCATAAGCTGCGCAATTTTAGCGTCCATGTATTCGTTAATTTTACTAGACGGCATTAAGTTACTCTCTATTAAGTACTCGTCGCCACCGTCGAAGCCGTTAGCGTCTTCAAACATGCGGGCTTCATTACGCGAGAGCCAGCCGCCACGGATGCCTTTATTATAATAGTCTGCGCGCTCATTAGCGGAGGCCCTCAATAGTGAATTAAAGTTAAATTTAAAGTAATAGGTTAGCTTGTCGTTTTCTGTTAACAGCTTGCGGGCAAGTTCCTGCTCTATGTTAATAGCATAAGACGCCAAGGTGCGGGCGTAGAAGTCTTGGTACTCTTGCTCAACGCTAGACTTAATACCGTCTTTGGCGCCAATCATAGAAGCGGGCACCCCAAAAATACGGGCTATTTCCTCAGCAGAAAACTTACGCGTCTCTAAATACTGGGCCTCCTCTGGGCTAAGGCTCAGCTTCTCCATTTTAATACCATTCGGCAAAACAGTAGAACGGCTCGCCCCGTCTATAACGTCGTCTAAACTTTTCTTTAAAGGTACCGCTTGCTCTGGCTTAATTTGTGCGTCACTGGTAAGCAAAAACTTCAACACTCCGTTTTTATAAACGCCTGCGCTCTGGCTAATAGCCGCCAAGTCAATACCTAAAGTTTCAGCGTGCACGACAATAGGAGAAAGCCCTACTAGCGGGTCATCGCCACAAAGCCCTTTAAAGTGCAACATGTCGGCAGCTGGCACAATATTAGGAAAGCCTTTTAAGTTAATTTTGTAGAACAGTTGCCCGTCCTGCATTACTGGTGTAACGTAGTCTGGCGCAATAGGGTGTAACTCAATACCAAGGTAACGGCCGTCTCTGTTAATAAACGCATAGGCGTTACCCTTAAGCGCCAAGTGGCTAACCATGTATTTAGTAAAGTCGTATTTAGTTTGGTAAGCGTTGGGCTCGTTTACTAGCGCCGTGGCGTAGTGTATAGTAACCTGCTCTCTATTGGTGCCGTCGTCCTTGTAAAGTTTCAAAGACAAGCCCGCTATACCGTCAGCAATAACCCTAACGCACGCGTGCACGCTGGCTATACTTAAAGCCGTTCTGTCGTTAACAGCTTGGCCGCTTTTAGTCTGGTAGCCGAAAACATTGTTTAAGGTATTAATAAACCAGTCCGCAGGCTGAGACAAACCGCTTCGCTTTTCTTTTCTAGGCTGCCAGAATTTTAAATTCATTGGGCGCAAATTACAACGGGCTTAAATTTGTTGTGTTAACATTGTTATTTATTCCTGCCTTGGGAAAGCCAACGGCTAAGTGCTGCGCGAAATACGTCGTAATTTTTATACCGCCTTACGCCAAACTTGCCAAAATACTTTTCCTCTGTCGCGTTGTAGGCGTCCTCGTAGGTCCTGTACTTGGGCAAGTTGTTATAATACTCTTGCATATAATCGTCTAAAAATTTCATAAGCTTACAAACCAAAAATCTGAGGGCGCGCCTTTTGCAGCTTCCTGCATGCAAGTACCTAACGCCATTACTATACTTACGGGGCCGTCGACTTTGTCGCCGCTCTTAGCCTTGTTAATTTTAATATTGCCTGCTGGGTCCGTTGCTAGTAATACATTGCCCATCATCCAGCGGGTTACTGGGTTGCCACCATGTCTTAGCACTCTGTCCTTAACCAGTCGCTCTAGCTCTTTAGTCGGGGCACTCATTGAGACAAACCCCTGTCCAAACGGGTAGAGGCTTAGCCCTTCGTTTTGTAATTCAATAACTAACTGCGAAGAGTTAAAGCGGTCAAAAGCTATGTCTTGAATGTCGTAGCGCTCGGCCAGTTGGATTATACGAGCCTTAATAAAAGAGTAGTCTGTAACGTTACCCTCAGTTAATTCTATAAAGCCGTCGGCTGCCCACTGTCGAATAGACTGGCCCGCAGCGTCTTTGCGTTTGTAGGCCGCCTCTGCTGGTAGCCAGTAGTAAGTACGCACCGCGTGCAAGTTTGGAAAGTACAAACTAAACGCGCAAAAGTCGCCAGTGCTTGCTAAGTCCAAGCCACCGTAGCAAGCCTCGCCGTCTAGCTCGTCGTCTTGGCTGCACTCATTCCAGACGCTGTCGTTAATCCAAGTCTGTGCAGTGTCAGTCCAAACATTTAGTAACTTAGTTTTAAACTCTACCTCTTTATGGACAAACTCTTTAGCTTCAGTAAGCGCTTGCTCTAACTGGCGAGGGTATACTGAAATACCCCAGTTAGGGTTAGCCTTGGCCCATGTCTTTGAGTCGGTCCAGTCGTCGCCTTCGTCCAAAGTATAGATAACAGAAAAAAGGGCGTCGTCTTTTATACCTCCGTTTAAAACGGCTGCACAGTATTGGCGGTGCTTATAGCAGGGCGCCTCACGATTAAAGCCTGCCGTCGTAATGGTAAATAAAAGCGGCTGGCGTCTAGCCCCCATAGAGTTACGAATTACATTATACAGCTCGTCGTTTGGGTGCGCGTGGTATTCGTCAATACAAGCGAAGTGCGTATTAAGTCCGTCCTGTTTGTTTGGGTTCCATTCGAGGGGCTTATATAAACTCTGGCCGTAAACTATGCGCCTGTTGTTAACTGAGTTGTTAACT